TAGTTAAATACTTTGATTCTGTATTTGCTAATACCTGTATATTTCGTTTTTCACTTGTCATATTTTCTCCTGTTATTATATTATACTGCTTTTAAGGGAAAAAGTCAAGTATTAATCTGTGTCTATTGTTTTAGTTACAAAAGGATTAGCCCATTCTTCTGTGTTTGCAAGATTACCACCTGGATTTTCACCACCAATAGCTAAAGCAGCTACTCCTGAACCTGTTCCACTAAGATTTTTTCTAGCTGTTGCTAAATCTGCTATTTCAGTCCAACTACTTCCATTCCAAAGCTCAACTGTATCTTGTGGATCTGGCGGAGCATCTCCACCAAAAACCATTCCGTAAGAGTTTGTAAAACCTGCTGCTGCTAAGTTTGATCTAGCTGTATTTAAATTAGCGCCTTCTGTCCATGCTGTTCCATCCCAACTTTCTGCGTTTGCTGTTTGAGGAGGAACATTTCCACCTGCCATCATAGCTGACGTTTGTACACCAAATCCACCTTTACCTTGTTTGACTTGATTTAAATCACCTACTTCAGTCCAAGATGATCCATTCCAACTTTCAGTTTTTCCTGATTTAGAAGGTTCTCCACCGCCAAAAAATAAAGTGGCTGTTTGTGTTCCTGCTTGAGCATCGCCTGCTTCAAATCTTGCTGTAGTTAAGTTAGCAACTTCAGTCCAAGCACTTCCATTCCAAGTTTCTGTGTTATTGAAAACTGGGTTATTTCCTCCAAATACTATTCCAGCAGTTGTAGTTCCAGCTGCTCCAGGAGCACCACGAGCTGTATTTAAATCAGCAGCTTCTGTCCAGCTTGAGCCATCATACTGTTCATTAATACCAACTAAACCTGTTGCATCTGCACCTCCAGCAGCAAATGCTGCAGTTTGTTGACCTGCAGTTCCTGCATTATATCTTGCGGTGTTTAAATTACCACCACTAGCCCAAGCAGCCGTTCCTTTAGCTTGGTATCCTTTCATAACACTATCAGCACCTGTTTCAGTTTTAATCCAAATTTGTCCTTCTTGCACTCCTGGTGCTGATGGGAAAGACCATTCTTCTGTTTGACCTTTTGGAGATTGATTTCCTCCTGCTGCTACTGCTGCAGAACCTAAACCAAAACCTGAAAGATCACCTCTTGCTGTTGAAAGGTCTGCTACTTCAGTCCAAACACTTCCGTTCCAACTCTCTGTTCCTGCAACAGAAGGTTGTCCAGGATTTGCTCCACCAAAATAAAGCGCTGAAGTTTGTATCCCTGCTCCTGCGCCTGCTTGCATAGCTACATTTAAATTAGCAACTTCGGTCCAACTTGAGCCATCCCAAGATTCAACATTTGCATTACCTCCTGGTCCACCACCAAAAACTAAAGCAGCAGTTTGTGGAGCTTGACCAGCATATCCCATAAAAGCTCTTCCATTATTTAAATCCCCAACTTCTGTCCAACTTGAACCATCAAAAGTTTCAGCGTTTGCTGTACCACCTACTCCTCCAGCAATAATTGTTGCTGTGGTTGATCCTGCTGCTCCAGAACCATATCTAGCTGTATTGACATCTCCTGTTTCAGTCCAAGATGATCCGTTGTAAGTTTCAACATTTGCTACAGCAGTAGATGTTTGACCTGCATTAGTTATAGCTGCTGTTTGTGATCCTACAGTAGCATTATATTGTCTTGATGTATTAAGATCTCCGCTTTCTGTCCAAGAACTACCATCATATTCTTCAGTTCTACCGCTAACAGGAGATGGTGCATCTCCTCCACAAACTAAACCTGATGTTTGTATTCCAGTTCCATGAAGATTTTGTCTTGCTGTATTAAGAGCTGTTCCACTAGACCAAGCACCTGCATATACAATTGGATCAGTATCTGTAACTTGTATCGTATAACCTTTTATTTTTTTGTACTCACCCATATTAATCCGTTATTGTTAAATTAGTTATTGATTCAGGTACAGTCCATTCTTCTGATGTTGCAACTGCAGCACCTGGAGGACCATCTCCACCAGCAAGAAAACTTGAAAGTGTAGTATGATCTGAACTTGCTGCTTTTGCAGCTGGAGCTGACATATTAGCTAATTCAGTCCAACTACTTCCATTCCATTGTTCTGTGTGAGCTTGGACTCCTGCACCTGTATTTCCACCAAAAAATAAAATACTTGTATTTGTTGCTCCGCTTGCAGCTCCATCTTGTCTAGTGTTATTAGTATCAGCCACTTCAGTCCAACTTGTACCATTCCAAGATTCTGTAGCTTCTATAAGACCAGGTCCTGGTGCTCCATTAACAGAAAGTGCAGATGTTTGAACTCCTGCTCCAGCATTAGAAAATCTAGCAGTATTCATATCACCTACTTCTGTCCAACTACTTCCGTCCCAAGTTTCTGTTTCTCCACTTTTTGTAGCACCTGGTAATTTTCGTCTACCAAAAATAATTCCCGCTGTGGTTGTTCCACAAGAACCTACTGTACCACCAGTTGCTGTATTAATTTCGGCTATTTCAGTCCAACTAGATCCGTCATATTGTTCTACTTCATTATTGTAAGGACCTTCTGAACCTCCTGCAGCTATAGCTGCTGTTTGTAATCCAAAACCTGTTAAAGCTCTTCTAGCTGTATTTAAAGAACCACCTGAAGCCCATGCTGAACCATCATATTCTTCAGTTGCACCCGTTGCAGGATTTCCTCCAAATGCAAGTCCTGCAGTTTGTGTGCCTGCTCCATCTAAATCATTTCTTGCAGTATTTAAATTTCCTCCAGATGCCCAAGCACCTGCACCATAATCTCTTACTGTAACTTTTAAGTCGCCTGTATCTGTACGATAATAAACCTGTCCTTCAGTCACTAATGAATCTGTTATTCCTGCTGCTGTAAATTCTTCAGTTGCTGCTGTATCATTAGGAGTACTACCATCAGTTGTTCCTCCAAACATTGCCGAAGATGTAGATGAACTACCAGAAATACTACCAGCAAAACCTCTGCCTGTCGATAAATTATTAACTTCCGTCCATGACGATCCATCATAAAATTCAGTATTGGCTGTAGAACCAGTAGAGCTAGTCATACCTCCAAAAACTAAAGTTGATGTCGTTGTACCTGAAGCAGAAATTTGAAATCTTGCAGTATTTATTTCAGCTATTTCTGACCAAGCAGTACCATTAAAAGTTTCTACATCTGCAACTATCGAATTACCTGGATTGTTACCTCCAACTGCTACACCAGCCGTACTTGTTCCTGTTCCGTCTATATGTTTTGTTGCTACTGATAAATCTCCTGATTCTGTCCATGTAGAACCATTCCAAATTTCTGTAGCTCCTGTTCTAGGAGGCGAAGAACCACCAAACGCTAAAACTGCCGTATTTGTTTGTCCAGCACCGCCCAGTTCAAATCTAGCAGTATTCATATTTGTACCTTCAGTCCAAGCAGTTCCGTTCCAACTCTCTGCGTCTGCTGAAGCCGCTGTACCTGTATATCCACCAAAAAATATAGTGGCTGTAGAAGTTCCACCAGCTTCACCGTCATTTCTTGCAGTATTATTTTCTGCTACTTCAGTCCAAGAAGTTCCGTTATATTGTTCTACAACATCAGTTACATTAGGATTTTGTCCATCAATAGCAATAGCTGCAGTTTGAATTCCAGCACCAGCTAAATTCCATCTATCTGTATTTAAATTTCCACCAGAAGCCCATGATCCTCCTCCCATTTGAGAAGCAATAGCATCAGCATTAACACTCTGGATACCTATTCCTTTTACACCTTTATAAGTTGTCATTTAAGAGGTTCCTTATGGTAAATTGTATTTAACTGGTTTAGCTCCAAGTCTTGCAATTTTATCATCTGACGATTCGCCATCAACATTATTATTATCCCAAGCATCTTGAGCATCTTCAATTTCACCGTCTACAATAGCTTGAGCTTCTGCTTTAGTTTTAGTTGTTCCAACAACTTTAGTAATCCATTGATCACCAAATATATTGTCATCAACTACCCAAACATTACCTGGATGACCTGCAAGGTACATCTGTTTTCTCTCTTCATGAGTGAAAAAGTTTTTACCCCAGCTTTCTTTTACACAGTATTTGTATGCCATAGTTCCTCCTTTAATTTTATATAATATCTTTATTCCGTTGTTACTTTTTTATATGGGTGTGAAAATGTCCATTCTTCTGTAGTCACCACTGCTCCAGATCCTGTTACATAACCACCTGCTCCAAAAGCTGAACTTCCATTAGTTACAGAGTCATTAGCACTTGCCATATCTCTTCTACCAGTAGATAAATCAGATGTTTCTGTCCAAGAACTTCCATCCCATGTTTCTGTAGCTGCTGGACCTCCTCCAAATGCTACAGCATTTGTTGATAATCCTGATGCATTTAAATTTGCTCTACCTGAATTTAAATCTCCAACTTCAGTCCACGAGCTACCATTCCATTGTTCAACTATAGCACTGCTTCCTCTACCAACAAGTAATGCAGCCGTTTGTATGCCTACTCCAATAGATTTACCTGCTGTATTAACATCTGTAGTTTCAGTCCAAGCACTACCATTCCAAGATTCAACTTCACCTTTAGCCACACCTGGAGGTGCGTATCCAGCTGAACCTAAAGCAGCTGTTGATGTTCCAGACATTCCAAGTTCATGTCGACCTGTGTTTAAATCTCCTACTTCAGTCCAAGAACTACCATTCCACGATTCATTAACACTTAATAAAGTAGCACTTCCAGGTTCATAAGATACTCCTCCTGTTACTAAAGAAGAGGTAGAAGTCCCAGAAGATCCTCCGTGTATTCTCGCTTGATTTACATCTCCAACCTCTGTCCATGAAGAACCGTCATAACTCTCAACAAAACCAACTGTTCTAGCTGCCATTGGAGTTCCTCCATTAATTAAACCAGCAATTGCTAATCCAGCAGTTAAAGATCCAGAACCAGAAAAATAAGTTCTAGCAGTATTCATATTCCCGCCAGATGCCCAAGCACCAGATCCTATTCCAAGAAATTTAATTTGTCCATCAGAAGCATTATAATATAATTGTCCTTCAGCAGATGATGGATACGTTCTATCTGGATCTTCATCATATGATTTAATGTTAATCCCATGTACTTTTTTATAAGTAGCCATTATTTATCTTTTAACAACCAACCTTGAGTAGAGTCAACATAAACTAATGTTAGTCCTGCTCGTTCCACAGAAATAGTTAAATCTTCTGCAGCTCCCATAATTGGCTGTGAATTTCTTCCTACTGTTAAATTATTTGTATCAAATGTTCCTGCATAATCAACAATTGAAACTTCATCTCCTAAACTTGGAGAAGAAGGTAAAGTAACTGTAAATGCTGAACTTGTTGTATTTGCAAATACACCCTCTCCAGCTGATGCTGTATAATTAGAAGTTTTAATTGATTGCCAAGATGTTCCACCAGAATTATCTACGAAAGATAAAGTACCTGATCCATTTGTAGTTAATATTTGATCTGCATTTCCATCAGCAGTTGGTAATGTCATTGCTGTTGTACCAAAACCTAATGCATCAGCAAATACTGTACCATCTACATAAACGTTTTTAAATTCTAAAGAACTTGTTCCTAAATCAACATCGTTATCTGTAACTGGTGCTAATACACCATCTGTAAGTTTAAGTTGATTTTGATTACCTGCATAAAAATGAATAGTATCTGCTGTTTCAAAATCTATTTTAGTTTGATCATCTTCACCAATTTTAATATCTGTTGCTAATAAAGATGTAATTGTTGTTTGTGCTGCATCTAAAGCTAAATCAATTGTATTATCTCCATCTTGATATGTTGCTGTAATACCTGTTTCAGTATTACTACTAAACATTGCTCCTGTAGTATCTGAAATAAATTCTGCTAAAGTTGTGCCATCAACTGTAATTGCATCAGCTTCTAATGTTCCATCTACATCTACATCACCAGATATATCTAATTCTGTTGCTACAATTTTATTATTAAATGTAGCTGCTCCTGCTTCACTACCATCAAGAGTAAGCATAGTAATATCAGAACTAT